CAACACCCCGCCCAATACGTAATTCAACATTTCTGTGCACCTCGTTGTAAAAAGCGATTACCCGCCGCGGCTGTTCCTCTTTCACAACCGGCGGTTTCCGGCACGCCGCGAGCTTCTTTCTTTTGACGCCGCGAACAACTCCGCGGAATTCTTCGCGCGTGCTTTGAAAATCCACCGGTTCGGCAAACTCATTTTTTAGCATCGCGCAACACCTCTTTGTACTGGTTTTCGGGCACACCGCGCAGCCGACAAATTCGGCTTACAGCCCATAACGGAATGCTGTCAGGTTCCTTTTTCCACCGGCACATGGTGCCTTTTGACACGCCGACCGCAACGGCAAGCCGCGTCATATTTACGGCATTTACGCCGGTACCAAATAAAATTTCTGATTTTGTCATTTCCCACCACCTAAAAAAACGCCAACCGGCACGCCGAAATAATCCGCAAGTTTTGTCAGCTTGTCGAATTTCGGTTTATAGTCGCCGCGACGCCAACCGCGCAACGTTGCCGGCGCTATGCCCGTTTCTTTGCATACGCGGTAATCCGTCACGCCTTTTTTATCGCGCAACTCTTCGTATTTTTCGTACATATCACACCCCCTTTCTGCTTGACGGATAAGTAAGAAAACTTTATTATTAAATTATGAAAAGTTATTTACATAAATATTTCTTACTTACCGAATAGCTAATATTTCTTACTCGCCTATAATAGCAAAGATTTATTAGCTATGTCAATAAGCTTTCTTTGCTATTTTATGGAGAAAATGAAATGTACGAAAAATTCGCAGAGCTGATTAAAGAACGCGGCGTTACAACGTACCAGGTTTCGAAAGCAACAGGCATTCCGACGGCGTCGTTTACCGGTTGGAAACAGGGGAAATACAACTTAAAGCCCGACAAAATACAAAAAATCGCGGCTTTTCTCAACGTCGACCCAAACTATTTTTATTCAGACACGCACGAAAACGCCGTTAGAACGACGTTTAATGCGGACCTTATGGAATTAATGCAAGAAGCACAAAAAGCCCGTACAAGCGATTTACGCACGGTTCTCGAGCATTTAAAGCGCCTGAATGCATATGCTGAAATGATAGACGAAATGGAAAAGGGGAAAGAGAAGAAATGAAAGCCGTTAAATTACCGTCCGGAAGTTACCGCGTTCAGGTCATAGACCACTACGAATATAAAAACGGCAAGAAGGTTCCCGTTCGCGTGTCCTTCACGCATAAGAGCAAAAAAGAAGCCTTGCGCCGCGCTGCAGAATTCGAAGCGACGCGGGAAGGCTTAACAAGCGCGTTAACCGTGCACGATGCTATTAAACGCTATATAGCAACGAAAACGGCGGTGCTTTCGCCGTCCACGGTCACGGCATACAACTCATATTTAAACAATGGGATTTATGCGCCGATCGAAGCGGCGGACGTGCGATATTTGAAAGAGCAAGACGTGCAATTGTGGGTTTCCTGGGTGTCGTCGCGCAAATCTGCGAAATACACGAAAAACGTTTATATGCTCTTTGCGGCGGCGGTAAAGATGTGCGGCGGAAGGGATTACAACACCCTGTTGCCCAGGATAAAGAAACCGGAAGTGTACACGCCAACCGATGCGGAATTGGTCGCGCTGTTAGATTACATTCACGATAAAAAAGAGCTGTTTGCGGCGGTCATGCTCGCGGCGTTCGGAAGTATGCGCCGGTCGGAAATATGCGCGCTTACCGGCGAAGATTTCAGCGGCAACAAAGTGCGCGTGAATAAAGCAATGGTTAAAGAGACGTCCGGCGCCTGGGTGATTAAGGGAACAAAAACAAGCGGAAGTGAAAGAACGGTGACGTTGCCGGCTTTCGTTGTCGAGCTGATCGCGCCGGCGCACGGTCGTATTGTGAATTGTAACCCTGATGCTCTTTCGAACCGCTTTAATCGTGCTGTACGGTTCGCGAAGATTTCAAACCGCTTTACATTCCACTCATTACGACATTATTACGTGAGCATCTCGCACGCGCTGCAGATATCGGAAGCGTATACAATGAAGGTCGGCGGATGGGTAACAGATAGCGTAATGAAACGCAATTATAGAAGTGTGTTAACAGATATAGAGCAAAAGGAACAAAACAAGCTGCACGCGCATTTCGAAGAAATTGCACACGAAATTGCACACGAAAGCCGTTTTGCATAGAGTTTATGCGGCTTGTCTTTGGGTTCAAGTCCCACCGTCTCCACGATAATCGGAAGGCTAGGAAATATCTAGCTTTCCGGTTTTTTCTAGGTTTTATGCGGCTTTTCGGCGTATAGTTTTTAATACTTTCGTACCGTCAAATAAAAAATAATCCTATATTTTGGAAAAATTTTGCACACGAAATTGCACACGAAAAAAAGAGCGGCAACCCGTGAAGGTCGCCGCCCATTTTGCTTAAACTAAAAATCACCACATTTTTATTTTTAGTCCATGAATTAGACTAAGTTTTAGACTATTTCCGCGCGTCGGCGATAATGCACGCCCAGGACTTCCGCCCGCATACGCCGTCGGGCTGTCCGATCACGGCAACGCCTTTTGCTTTCTGGTACGCAACCAGGCGTCCAAAAGTTTCGTTTCCAAAATCGCCATCTTCTTTCGCCTTAACGATTCTCTGCATAAATGCGACGTCGTCGCCGTGCATGCCCTTGCGCAGCACGCGATATTGCGCCGTAATGCTGACAAGCTGCGCGGAAGGCTTCGCCGCCGTGTATTTAGGCGTGATAAAGCCGCGGATGTACTTTCCGTTAACAGACAGTTCCCGACGCCGTACAGCGTCGTTATAATTGCCCTCAATAACAGTAATCGTGTTGCCGCTCACGCCTTCCACAATGCCGATGTGGTCCGGCGTGCCGGTATTGTCGCCCGCTCCGCTATCATTCCAATCATATAAAATCAGATCGCCCTTCGACGGTCTGAACGCGTCGTTTTCCGTCCAAATGCCTTTTGCTTTTGCAAGCGCGATCATTTGCGGGCATCCGCATTCAATCGGAATAATAGACGTGTACCCGCTCTTAATCGCCATAGCGGACACGAACGCGGCGCACCATGCGTCGGAATACTGCAGTTTATAACCCCGCGGGTATCCGTGTGCGGCGCCGTATGCGTTATAAGTATTCACAATGTCTTTGTGCTTTGCACTTCCCGCGACGACGCCGACGAACGATGCGGCTTTATCGGCGATCGTGTCGCGGCTGTATTCTTTTCCATCTTTGCTCATGTAGAAATCACCCGTTTTAATTGAAATGTCCACGTCGCCGGCGATTCCAGGCACGGCGGCTTTGCTTGTATACTGCCATGCGCTATATATGCCGTCATACGTGCATTTGTTGGCGTACTGGGCGCACCATGTGTTAATGCGTGCGTTGCGCGGAATTTCCATCATGTCGAGCTTATTGCGCAGCCAATCCGTACTAGCATAGATTCCGCAAGGCACGCCGGCGGCTTCCAACCGCTCGCACATAATGCGAAGGTAACGCGTCCGATCGGCGACGGAAAGCCCGTCCGCGCGTCCCTTTCCCTTGTTCACCATTTCCGAATCAAGAAAAACAGGATAAGACAGCGTTACGCCGTACCGCTGCAGTGCCTTAATAATATATTCCGCTTCTTCCACCGCTTCCGCGTCCGAAATAGGTGTGGGAAACCAGTAAACGCCGTAAGGAATGCCGGCACGCTTTACGCCCGCTAAATAATCCTCGAAATGATTATCTAAACGGATTTTCCCGTAATATTTCGGGTATTCCTTCATTGAACCACGCAAGCCCATGCGCAAGATTACGTGAACGCCTGACGCGCGCACTTTATCCCAATTGATGGAGCTTGTATTATGTTCCGATAAGTCTATGAATCTCTGCATTTCTCCGCCTTCAATCAGATTTCGCACGCGAATGCCGCACCAACCTTTGCAGCCGGAATAATCGCCGCCCAGGTCTGCGCCGGTTTTTGGAATCGCGTACTTGTATTTGCAGTTCTTCACGAATCGCGAACCGCCGTCGTAAAGAATGATTGCGTTTTCTTCGATCTCGCCGACGACGGCAACATGATACCAATTCGAATTTTTCCGCCAATCGGCAACAGGACCGGAAAGCGGTTTGCGGTACATCTCGACAAGATCGCCCACGCGCAAATCGGCTTTAGATCTAATCGGCGCAAACCCAAATGCTTTTACAAGTCCTGGAACATCGCATGAATTATGAAAGCCGGAACGCGTGAACATTCCGGCTTTTATAAACAGCGTATCCATAAAATAGTTGCAATTTACGGTTTTTGCTTTCGTTGTGCAAAGCTCCGAAAGTTCGCCCCATTGGCATTTCCCCTTTGCGCCGTTCTGATAGAAGGCGTTCGCGGCATTCCCCCAACGGTAATAATTCGTGCCGTTGTTGTAGTCCGGTCCGTAAATAGCCATTGTTCCGAAACAGAATTCCGCTGTGTTTTGGAAGTCCTGGGCGGTAAAGCAATTACAATTCTTTTCGATCAACAGCGCAAAAACGCCGCCTAGGCTTTCAAGGTATTCTTTAAAGCCGGCGGCTGTCTTCATGATCGCGGGAAAATTCGCGCTGTTAAAATCCTTCGCATGCGCGTCGATAATCGCGCGTGTTTCATCTTTCCATTGAATCATGCGTCAATATACTCTTTCACTTCCGGCAATCCGGCAAGGGACGTTATAAGGCTATACAGCGCCGCGACGGCGGAAACGCTAGCGACGTGCACCCAATCCACATCTGACAGCGCAGCGCCCACGGAAAGCATGCCTAAAGCGGTTTGCGCCGCTGTCTTAACGGCGCGGATTCCGGCGGCTTTCCACCAATCAACATTTTTAATGTTTTTCATGCTTTGCACCTAAATCTACACTAATACAACAATGGATTCGTTCGTGCCGGTTCTGTTAATAGCAGGGTAAAGCGTCACGTCAGCCGCGCGGGCGGCTGAACCCTGAACGGTCACGTTTCCGCCCATTTTTGCATACGAATTGAGCGAAAACGCGCCAACGGCGCCCGTGTCGACATAGTCAACATAAAGCATGACGACCTTTCCGGCGTCTATCGCATCAATGCACGCCGCTACAGTTCCGTTCGGAACGGGTTTCGTGAACGTCAGCGAACCCCCCCATTCACACTAACATGAATACTGTACACTCTGTCGTTGTTAATCATCTTGTTCCCTTTCTTTGATATAAATAAAAAGTGTTTACCGTTTTAATGCGATCTGTGATAGTGAATTAAATTAGACTTTTTTGCCTTGTCTTTTTCTTCTTGGCTTGTCCTCTTGCGCCTTTTCTTTTGCGCTTTAGGCTGTATCGTTGGCTGTGCATTGATAGCTTCAACAAGCCATTCTGCGTCAATGCTCTCGCCTTCTGTGGTCATGCCTAATAAAGCTAAAAGTGCGTCCGCATCAATCGCTCTCATTATTCGCTCCCTATTGCTGATTAACTTGATGATTTTACTGCGCACTGTAGATGCCAGATATGACGAACTTCGTACCAGAAGCGATGTTATCAGCAATTATTCCGGTTACAGGTGATGTTGTAGCCTGTATATATGCACCAGATACATTCACGGGAATAAACTGTGCTGTAGACGGCGTAGGGAGTCCTGTGATGATCGTGTTTCCTGCAAACGCTTGATTCGCTATGCATATGATATTTACATACACTCTGTCCCCAACCTTAAAACATACCTGAGACAGTATATTGATTCTATTTTTAAATACAGTCGGGGTAAGTGCTATTGTGCTGTTTAATTCATCAATCGCCGCTTTTACGCTCTGGTTCTTGCCGGCAAGGGATAAGCCTGTAAAGCGATTTAAAAACCAATCCGCAAGCCCTGAAAGTGTAAATTTTTTGTCTGTGCTCGCACTTACATCCGTACCGGCGAGAATGTCGGCATTTGCCATATTTGCGGATGTTAATTCCGCGTTGTCCGTAAATCTCATTCTGTTTACCTTCCTATTAATATTACTTGCCGTCGGTTTCCAAATCCTTAATGCGGTTATTGATTACTTTTATTTGTTCTTCAACGACCGGCATTCGCTGCGCAAATCCGTTATGCAGCCGCACTTCCCGCGTAAGTTCTTCTAATTTCGTTTCAAATATGGCAAGCTGCAGCCGCATCTTTTCGTCGGTTTTCGATGCCGAAAGCCAAACGGTTAATATTGTTCCGATCAAGGGAAGCGCCGACGAAATCAGCGCAACAATTATTGTTTCACTCATTCGCGCGCCCCCCTTACGTATACGGATTTGCCGCATAAAAATTGATGCCTAAATCTATAAAATCTATAGCTAACGGGTAGTTGTTTTGCCCGCTCGCGATAGCGCCGCCGTTAGGCTTCCTAATCTTTAACGATATTCCGCAATCACTCCAAAACGCTTCATATGTATATGTTGCGTCTTCATATGCTAGCGAAGCTGTCGAGCCGGAACC